TGAGTTTGGAGACATTCGTCCGGGATATCCTTGGGTGAAGGCTGTTGCTCCTCATGACTTTGTAGTTCCTTGGGGTTTGGATAAAATCCAAAATGCTCCTTGGTGTGCCCATCGAGTAGTTCGGCACATTGAAGATGTTCGTGCAGATGGGAAGTATTCAAATACCAGACGACTTGTTCCTACTATGTCACTGGAAGATTTTACCCGATCTTATGAGAGGGTCCGACATCCTCATCGGATTGGATCTCAGGTATGGAATACCTCGACTAAAGGAAAGCCTGAGTATATTGAGTTGTGGGAGATTCATGATCGCAGATCTGGTAGGATTAAAGTTATCAGTATGGGACATGATAAGTTCCTACGGAATGAGGAAGATGCTCTTCAGGTCGATGGACTACCATTTGTATCTTTCACATTCGTTCCCTCAAGTCGTAACTTCTGGGTGACACCGGATACTCATTACCTCAGGCATATTCAAGCGGAGCTTCAGGACATATCCCTTCAGCGAGCTAAGCAACGAAGGATTAGCTGCCTCAAGTTCCTCTATGATGGAGAGAGTATCCCTGAGGCTGAGCTTCAGAAAGCTCTTTCTAGTGAAGTGGGAATTGCGGTATCAGTTAATGGTGACCGCGGTCCTATCAGGGACCAGATCCAGATGCTTAATAATCCTGGGGCTAATCTTCCTCTACTACAAGAAGAAGAGACTGCTCGTAGGAATGGTAGGGAGATGGTCGGATTCTCTCGTAATCAATTCGGTGAGTTTGAAAGTGCTGGACGCCGAACTGCTACAGAAGCGGGTATTGTGGATGATGCTTCTCAGCGAAGAATGACTCGAAGGCAGCTTGCACTCTCTACAACCTACCGAGATGTATTTAAGAAAATAAACTCTACCATATTCTCCTTGTGGAGTGGTATGCAAGTGATTGAGACTGTAGGAGAAAATGGAGCGCCTGCTTGGGAATACTTTGTAGGCACTAAGTTAAAAGGTGACTATCACTATGAAATATCCTTTAATGCTAAGCCTGTGGAATCTTTGGAGGGCCGTCGTAGAGAAGCCTTACAATTATTCCAAGTCGCTGCTCAGATGGGGGCGGATCCTCAAGCGTTAGCAGGTTACTTAGCCTCCGCATTTAATGATCCTGAATTTAGTACATTATTCGGCGGTGTACCGCCTCAACCTGTAGGAGGACAAACTGATGAAAGTGGGCAACCAGTGCAAGGCGTGCAAGGAAACGTTCCTGGTGGACAGGGACTCCAAATCGCCCAGTAGATGCCCTTATTGTAAAGGTGAAGCTGAAAGACATTATTTAATTAAAGGTATGCGTAGAGAGTCTTATGTTAAGCCTTACTCCAACCCGTTCCCTATGACTTTGGAGCATATAGATGAACACCCCAGAACTTTTAGAACAAAAAACGAACTCAGAGGCGCCCTTAAAGAAAAAGGATTCTCCTCCTCAGCCCTCCTCTAAAGATCCGGTAGAGGTAGTTCATACTAAGTCCCTTCCGAAGAAGTTAGTCTTCTCTCTAGAAGATGGGTTCTGGAAAATTAAGTTCAAGAATCCGAAAGAAGATCCAATTAATATAATGGAATTTCGGAGACTTGAACGGGCCATAAAACATGCTTATGATCTTTACCGTTTCAAGAATCGTTTACAGTTACAACTAGAAAGGAAGGAAACCTCTAATGGCAAACGATGAAGTAGAACCTCTGTTGGAAGATCTTACGGATGAAGAGAACTTTACTGGAGGAGAGGAAAATTTTAGCGAGCCCGATAGCGATGCTCGTCTGCGGGAAAAATTAGGATCTGATGAGAGATCCCGATTAGCTGAACAACAAGAACTGGTCGCCCAGATTATTGCTGACCCTGATGTTAGAGCGGTCCTTAAAGCGAAAGAGAATGGTGAAAACGTGAAAGTAATTTCCGGTGAAACTGAAACCCCTTCCAGAACTCCTAACGTGTTAGACTTTCCTGCTGAAAGTATGGAAGAGGAAGTTGATGTCGAGGAAATGTCTAATCGCCAGCTCATGAAACGCTTTGGAGATCAGATTATATCATCAGTAAATTCCTCTATAGATAAAAAGCTGAAAGGCGTTAATGATAGACTAGGCCAGATGGATGGCTATGTCAATCAAGTTGAAAAGAAAGAAGCAAACAAACAAATAGAAGCAGCTCAGAAAAAATTCTCAGATTTTGAAGACTATCGAACTATGATGCACGGTATTTACCAGAACAATCCTAATCTCAGTATAGACGAACTCTATGCTTTGGCTAAGATTCGTACTGGACATCCTATATCTAGGGATAAGAATTTGGAATCTGAGAGACCGACCTCTACAAGTGGAAGGCCTCGACCAAATACTCGTCGTAGCGAGTCTCTTCCACCCGGAACAAAGGGACGCAGAATTGCGATGGATGAAGCTTTTGAACATATGAAGGGTGAAGTAGACCTTGGTTCTTTGGCTGACTCTGCGCTAGGCTGGGATCCTAATGCTTCCAGAAATCCTAAAACTTCAAAAAGGAATAATTCCTAATGGCAACCCCTCCTTCCTTTACAAAGGTAATGGATAATGCTGTGACGGAAACGTGGTATGCGATGATGCCCGATGTCATCGACAATATCACGGATTCTATTGCGACTCTGGCTTTGCTTCGAGAGCGTGGACGCTTTAAGACGCAAAACGGTGGTCAAGATATTACCCGAACAGTTCGTTATGCCTTACCTACGGTGAGCAATGTCTCGAAGGGTGACATCCTACCTCAGGGTGAAACTCAGTCAAAGACAGCTGCTCGATGGACTTGGCGATATACCGCCGGTCATGTGCAGAGAAGTATCTTTGATGATCAGATTAATTCTGGTCCAGATAAAGTCAAAGATTACGTTACAGATCGAATCGAAGAATTAATGCTTTCTCTTGAAGATGATTTTGAAGAGAAATTGCATGCTGCAAATGCTAGTACTTATTCAGCTGAGAGTGGCAAGGCTATGCAGAGTCTTGTTGATATGATTCCTTCCAATGCCAATAAGGGTACAGGAACCTACGGAGGTATTGACCGTAGCAATTCTTGGTGGAAGGCAAAGTATAAGGCTGGTACAGCTCCAAAGGAAGTTAATCTTCTTGATGATATGAAGAACCTTTATAACACCATTGATTCTGGTGGAAAAGGTCATCCTAATTATATTGTCACAGATCAAACTTTGTTTGAGGTGTATGAGAACTATGCTTTAGATGCATCTCAGATCATTAAAGATGAAGGTACTAAGTTAGCAGATCTTGGTTTTAATGTTCTTCGGTTTAAAGGTCAGCCAATGGTCTACACAACTGAAGCAATTGATACCACTGATATGCTTATGCTTAATACTGACTTCATTGATGTTGTGTATGATCCTAAGATGTGGTTTAATCTTGGTCCGTGGAAAGACGTTCCCCTGCAAGGTGAGCGGATTGCCCACGTTATTAATGCGTGTAACCTTATCTCACCCCAGATCCGTCGTCACGGACGTCTTTACTATTAAAAAGGAGTGTTAATATGTCTTCTGGAAAAACTATTTTTCGAACCAAACTGACAGATAACGACTCCACTGATAAAGATGGTGTCGGTACGATTCGTCATGCGGAAGGTAAAATTTATAAGTATATTCAATATAATGATGGGACTGGTGACATTGCTGCTGTAGCAGGTCAGGTAGCCTATTATTACACTTTAGATGGATATAAGACTAGTGTAGTCACTTCAGATTTGAGTGATTCTACTGGTTCTATAGGTGCAGGTGTGTTGCAGGCTGCATTGACTACTACTTATTATGGTTGGATTCAAATTAAGGGTCCTGCTACTTTGACTATCGCTCTGACAGCAGGTGGTGATGGAGCTCGCTTAACTCCTACAGGAGCCGGCGATGGCACACTTGATCTAGCTACAGCTTACACTGATCATATTTGTGCACATGCTGGAGATGCCTCTGACTACGAGATTCTTTGCGATTTCCCATTCTAGATCCTTCTCCCTCCAGTTCCTTGGGGGTGGTGAACCCACCCCCTCGGAGCTTTATATAAGGAATAAATAAATGGCAGCTGTAACTTATTCAAGAAGTCCTCAGTTAAAGCAAAAAATCTTTAACCTTCTTCGTCATGGGGCTAATCAGAAATTAGCTAAAGGAAATCTTGGAACCTCCCCTATTGGAGGAGGGTTTGGATATTCTGCTGGAGTTCCTACAGATGATAATGCAGAAGCAACTCCATTAGGACTTGGAACTATGGTTTTAGATCATTCAAATAATGATGTTTATGTTTGTTCTGCATATACAAATGGTACATCTTATACTTGGACCAAGGCTGTAGACTAAATCTGTGGATTTGACATAAAATGGCTCTCTCTAAAACAAACATTAGAACCGCTGTTCAAGATAACCTTGGTCGTACAGATAAAGACTCTGTTATCGACAACGGTATTACTTTAGCTCTCGAGGCCATCGGTCGGCGACATCGCTTCAGGGTGATGCGGACGGAGTCGGACCTATCGATAGTTGCTGATGATCTACTCATTGCTCTCCCAAGCGGTACTGTAGATGTTCATGAAGTGCGAATTATCGACGGGACAAGTTCATATCCAATTCTGCTCAAAACCAAGAAGTGGATAACTGACCGGTGGCCTAATATTGACGGGGATTCTACGGGGAAACCTGTTAGAGCTTATGTAGAAGGATCTAATTTATACTTGCAGCCCCAGTGTGATGATAGTTATACTGTTAGGTTGACAGTCACAAAGTATCCTACACTTGCTTCTGATAGTGATACCTTAAGTATCCCCGGAGTAGATGAGTGTGTGATTAATTGGAGTACAGCTTATGTTTTAAGGAGTTATGAGAAGTTTCAAGAAGCTGTACAGTGGGAACGGAGGTTTGAGACTGCTCTCAAGTTCGCTATGAAGGATGATAGAGCTAGGGATGCTGTTGACTTTAGGGCTGAGGACTCCAATCCTGTAGCTGATAGGGTGGGATATGGGAATGTTCAAAGTTCAGAACCTTGGTTAGATCCTTTTCATGGCACTAATAATTGGTAGGAAATAACAATGGCACATGATGGTAATGGTACTGGATGGTCAGAAACTTCTCCCCAAGATTCTGAGGATATCGAAGATGGTGCGTTGGAAATTCGAGATCTTCGAAAAGCTCTTAGAATCCGGGCAGAGTATGAGCATAATACTCCGGCTGGTTCCAGTGTAGGAATGATCCATAAGACAGGAAGTGCATTAGCTTATTATCAGTCCTTGGCAGGTCCGGGCGCTCCTACTACTGATGGTAAGAGTACATCTTTGGGGAATAATAATACCTCAAATGGTAGGCTCTGGATTAATAGTGACGATTCTTCTCTATACTTCTGGAATGGCTCGGAATGGTTGTACCTTAATCATGATTCAGGGTATGTAATTGCTCAAGATAGTCCTGCCGCTAATACTAGTGGAGGAGCTTTATCTTCGGGAGCATGGAGACAAAGAAATCTTAATGAGGAACAGGGAGATACTAAAAGTATCATAAATGTTACCTCTAACTACATCTTGATGCAAGCATCCTCAGATGGTATATGGGAGATTGAAGCTTCAGTTCCGGGATATAAGGTTGGATTCCATAGATGTCGGATTAAGGTAGAAACGTCTACTGGAGATGATACAGAAATAGCTTCTCTCTATGGAACTACAGCTTTGGCAGATAGTTCTACAGAGGTTATGACTCGCTCTGAGGCTAGAGGTACATTAACTCTAGCTGCGGGAAGAGTGATAAAAATTTTCCAGTTTGTTCAGACTACTAATGGAACAGATGGAGGAGGAAAAGCGTCTAATCTTGATTCTAAGGAAGAAATTTACACTGTGGTTAGAATGAAAAGATTGAAAGCCACTTGATTGAAAGGAGCGTGATATGCCTCAAGGAAAAGGGACTTATGGAAGTACGAGAGGACGGCCCCCTAAGAAGAAAAAGAAGAAGGGTAAGAAAGTTAGGAAATAGTATTGAAAGCAAATAATAGATCATACCTGCCTGTAGAACAGCACTATCATTTTGATGGGATAAATACAATCGTTCCCACTACGATGTTGGGAACAGGTTCTTCTCGTGAACTTAAAAATGTAGAGATATATAAAGGAGAGATTAGTAAAAGGTATGGATATACCCAGTTGGGAGGTGCTTTAGATAGCGCTATTATTGGAATTGTTAGCTATACTGATGATGCAGGAGTAGAGTATGTTGTAGCTTCTACTCTTAAGTATCAATATAGATATAATAGTGGTACGGATGCGTGGGTAAATATTACAGCTAGACCTCAGTCAGGTACTCAGGCAGTTACTATCAACACTAGTCCTAATACAATATCTTGGAATCCCTCTCCAACAGGCGATGAAACTTCCGAATATCCTGTAGGCGGCTCCTTTTTGATGTCTGGAGCAACTGAGGGAAGCCATAACACTACTCATCCTATTACAGTTACAGCTTATAACTCTGGCTCGAATTTAATGACGGTCACTACCTCATTTGATTTTACAAATGCGGCAGGATCTCCAGTAGTTCAAGGAATGGTTCCTCTTACTGGAGATGAGGATGACACTTTTGATTGGGCTGTAGGGACTGATGCATCTGATGGTACAGTCTTATTCCTTACTAACGGGAAAGATAAGGTCAGAAGGTTTAAGGGAGGTGTTGCTGTTACAGACTTAGTGGATATTCCCACTTTTACTCTAGGTGGTAATGTTGTTACAAGAGCTAAAACTGTAGCTGTTTACTCTGGATCTTTAGTGTTAGGAAACTATACTGATAATGCCCTTCGTCCTAAGAATGTAGCTTGGAGTGATTCTAATGACTTAGATGATTTTGCTAATGGTAATGCTGGATCTAATCTCTTGACTGATTCTAGAGGAGATATTCAGTATATTACCAATCTTGCAGATCGTCTTGCAATTTATTCCTCAGATTCTATAGCAGTTCAGACTTTTATCGGAGGTGTTGGAATCTTCTCTTTCGAGAAAGTAGTAGATGATACGAGACTTCTTGGACCTCGAACTGTAGCTAATCTTGGTCCTTATCATATGTTTGCTTCGGAAGAAAATATCTATCTCTTTGATGGGACTAGACAGATTAGAGCTGCCGGAGATAAGATCAGCAGGAGATATCGAGAGCAAGTAGATAGAGATAATGGAACTAAATCTTTTGCTTATCATGATAAAGCTCGACAATTAGTTTACTTTTGTATTTATAAGAGCGGGCATACTGTTGAGAATAAGCAACATATTATTTGGAGATTGGAGTATGACTTCTACAACTCTGGAGGATTTAACTGGACCCGAGAAGCGTACACTGTACGACCCCGAAGTATGGGATTATTCAGTCGACCTAGTACTATTAAGTGGAATACATCCTCAATTGACCTTGTTGATTGGGACGACTTTGGAGGATCTTGGACAGAAGGAGCTAGACGAGCAGGCTATCCCCTTCGAACAACGGGTGGAGCTACTGAAGTTTATGTGCATGATGACACTAGTTACACCGACGATGGAACAGCTGTGACTAGCTATTGGGAGTCTAAGGACTTTTCCAGTCAAGTTACAAAGGATTATACTTCTATAATTAGTAGGTGGGAGGAGATTGAGATTGAGCTAAAGGGAACTCAAGTTGATGTTACATACAGTGTGGATAAAGGACAGAGTTATCACACCGCAGCCTCTGCCCAAACTCTTACTGGACCGATGCAATTGTATCGTTTCCCTATAGATAAGAGTGGAAGAACTTTAAGGGTCAGGATTGAGAATAATGAAGCTAAGGGAACTTTTACTATGGGTGGTATTCTTCGTGTATGGTATAGACCCGGAGGAGCATATTAACTATGAGTCTTAAACAAGTATTGTCAGCAGAGCCTCTTCCTTTAATTCCAGCTGAACTGGAGCCTTTTTTAGATAAGTATGTTCGAGATCTTCATAATTATCTAAGAAGGCTTTGGGTAATTATGTCAGAGGAAACTATCACTAACTCTTTAGAGAGTGAAGGTTTTGGGGGAGGTATTGTTCCTTTTAGAATTTCAGGTACACCTACTAGAAATTCTACAAGGAACCAGTGGTCTTATCCTATAACTGAAGCTGTTAAAGCTGGGGCTGGACATGAAGGTTGGGTAGTAAAACCTGAGGGTAGGACTAACATAACAGCATATTCTATTATAGAGGATAGTCAATCTGGAGCAGTTACTAATGGTGGAATTAATACTTCCTCAGATGACTTCCCAGATGGTTTTGACGGTAAGCCTTTGCAGAATAATACTGTACTTTACTGTAAAGAGGAAAGGTTTATTGGAGGAGGCTCAGAATGGCAGATTGTAAATCATGCAACTCAGGTTGATGGGACATGTGATCCTGCACCTCTTGCACAACAATTAGCGGCGGCGTATTAATATGCCTACATGGACAGATAAATACTTAGGTCAGTCAAAGCCTTCTGCCACAACGAATACTTCGATTTATTCTCCGGGATCTTCGACAGAGACGATATTATCCTCTTTGATAATTTGTAATACAAATACTGCTGATACTACTATTAGAGTATTTCATGATAATGATGGAACAACTTATGATGCGACAACAGCTCTTCTTTATGATGAGCCTATTAGAGGATTTCGTTCAATCTTGCTAAGATTACATGGAGTTATGGATAATGCTAGCGGTAATTTAGCTGTATACAGTACAAGTGGACATGTAAACTTTACTTTATATGGAGCTGAGGTAACTTAATGGGCGTATCTCATCACATGGTTCCGAGACTATTTGACGACTTCTCTCCAGAGTTGGGAGGGGATCTTCGCACTAATGGTAATCGTATTGATCTTGATGAGGATAATGATTCAAGTATTAGAGCCTCATCCGATGATACTATAACGATAGAGATTGGTGGAAGTGATCTAATTGCTCTCACAACTACTTCTACTTTTTCGTGTCCTATCACTGTTGGTGTTGATGATACTGGATACGATGTTAAGTTCTTTGGAGCGACTTCTGGCGCATATATGCTCTGGGATGAATCAGAAGATGACTTAATATTAGGTGGAGCATCTCGCCTTGTTGGTAGTGTTACTGGAAATGTAACTGGGAATGTAACTGGATCATCTGGTTCATGTACTGGAAATGCTGCTACAGTAACCGCATTTCCGATTACTGGATTGTCAGATGTATATGCATCAATGAGTCCATCTGATGGGCATGTGTTGACATATGATTCAACTAATGGATGGCAAGCTGAAAGCCCAACGACAGGAGATATTACTGGGGTCACAGCAGGAACAGGTTTATCAGGAGGGGGAACATCTGGAACTGTTACACTTAACAATGCGGGAGTAACCTCTATTGTAGCAGGTACTAATGTATCTGTTAGTGGAGCTACAGGAGCTGTCACAGTAACTTCCACAGACACAAACACTCAACTGTCTACAGAGCAGGTGCAAGATATAGTAGGTGGTATGCTTGGTGGAACGGAAACACGGATTGCAGTTACTTACGATGACGCTAGTAATAATATTAGTTTTGTTGTCGATGACATGACTGCCAATACTCAGTTAACTTCTGAGGAAGTGCAAGACATAGTTGGAGCTATGTTTACCAGCAATACAGAAACTAGAGTAGCAGCTACTTATCAAGATGGTGACGGCACTATAGACCTTATAGTGGACGACATGACTGCTAATGATAATACGTGGAGAACTATCACTGCTGGAGGTAATACCCTCAGTACCAGCGAAACTCTAGCCTTCACAGCAGGTACAGGTATTACCATAGCCGAATCTGCTGGAGCGGTTACTATAACAAACAGTATAGCTGACACTACTCTATCTGCTGAACAGGTGCAAGATATAGTGGGAGCTATGTTTACGGGCAATACTGAGACAAGGATAGCGGCTACTTATGAAGATGGAGACGGAACCATTGACCTTGTAGTTACTGATATGACCGCCAATGATAACACTTGGCGAACGGTCACTGCTGGAGGAAACACTCTTAGTACAAGTGAAACCCTAGCATTCACTGCGGGTTCTAATGTAACTATTTCAGAATCAGCTGGGGCAGTTACGATTGCTGGAACTGCCAATACTCAACTAACTGCTGAAGAGGTAGAGGATATAGTTGGGGCTATGTTTACTGGAAATACAGAGACGAGAATAGCCGCCACTTATCAAGACGGTGATGGTACTATTGACTTAGTAGTAGATGATCTGAATACTGATACTCAACTAACTAACGAACAAGTACAAGACATAGTGGGTGCGATGTTTAC